CTTCGCCCCGTTCTTCTTGGCTTCCTTCAGCGCGGCATCGAAATCCCCTGAGGTGAACTCATCCCCCCAGAACTTGTCTCCCGCGATGTCGCTGTACACCATGATCTCGGCGTCCTTGCCGTCGGTCTTCATGGTGTATCTCAGCCGGTACTGCTCACGGTTCATCTTCCTCGTCCTCCTTCTCTTCCTCAGGCATGTCGGCGAAAGCGGCAAGATCCGTCATGAGGTCCTTCATGGCGTTGATCTCTTTCCGTCTCTGCCGTACGTTGGCCGCCCAGTCGTTGCCGTTGAACTCGCTGGCTTCCTGCTCCTGAGTGCTGATGTTGTTGGCGATCCTCGCCGCCGCCGCGTTGACTTCCTTCAGCGGGTCGACATGGCCCATGGAAGCGCCTGTCCAGATGCACCCGCACCACGCCTGACGCACAGCCGGGTCATCGAAGAACCCGGGGGCATCGATGCGCCCGAGCGCCACCGCCTCGGCCAGCCACTGTTCATATATCGGCTGGTTGAAAGAGGCGTTGAACCTCGTGCGGTACACCCTGACGGTCCGCCAGAAGTCCAGCAGTGCCGCCCTTGCCGCCGTGTAGTTGCGCTCATACTTGCTGACCAGTACTTCCTTGGGGATTCCCATAGACGAGCCGATGACCGTCTCCATGGCTTCCACGTACTTGTCAAACGTGGAGTTGTTCCGGGTGGGATTCACCGCCTGCACCTTCTTGCCGAAGGGAAGGTCGATGACCACGCCCGGCCCCAGCTCGTACAGGTTGTCCTCGCTGGTCACCTTGTCCTCTTCGTTGATGACGTCCTCAAGGCCCGCGGAGGCATCGTCCTCCGTGGATTCCAGGAAGACCGAGAACATGGATGCCACAAGGTTAGCGGTCAGCTCGGACTTGAGATACCTGTCGAGCTGTTTGAGGAGCTCGATCTCTGCGGCTACGAACGGGACGCCCCTGCGCTGTTCCGGCCTCTCGTGGGTCATGATGTGCAGGATGTTCGGCTCGCCCGTGTCCTTGCCGAAGGCGTCCACGGCAGTCCAGACAAGCTCTGTCGTGCTCGCCGAAGAGAGCGGATGCCTGCTGGCGATGTGGTAGCGCACCACCGTGCCGTCGGGATCCAGCTCCACGCCGTCCACGATCCTGCCGCCCCCGTCCGTATCAGCCACCTCGCTCTCGCCGCCGGAATCCGGCGTGGATATCCGGTCGGCCTCAAGGAGCCTTACGGTCAGGCGGTAAGGCGTCCGCCTGTTGTCCTTCTCCCCGAAGAGGGCGAACACGTCGCCGCTCATCAGCATGGACAGGAAGGCGAGCTGCTGCATCTCGTAGTAGTTGCGCTGTCTCTCGGCATCGCAGAAGGGGTTCTCCGCCCAGAGCTTGAACTCTCTGAGGATGGCCCGCTCGGCTTCCTCCGCCTGTTCATCCGTCAGGCCAAGCAGGGCGCTGTCGACCTTGGGTTTCGGAAGGATGCCCCATCCGACCACCGCCGTGGTCAGGGCCTGAGGACCGCTCCTCGCCAGCCCGCCGCCCGTGTACAGGTCTCTTGCCCTCTTGCGGAGCATTGCGCCGTGTTCGTCGATGTCTTCCTCGGCGGACCCGCCGTTGACGATCCAGCCCACCATGCTGTTCAGCGTCCGTGACGCCCCGTGGTTGCCGTAGCTCATCTTCGGGGCCTTCTTCACGGGCGTGCCCGCTACCCTCTTCCTGTAGGCCTTGTTGGCCTTGTCCGGGCTGAACACATACATCAGCCGCTCCCCAAGTGTGGGATCTCTCTTAGCCATGCGTCCCTCCCTTACATGTCGCGCGGCACCACCATGACCGCGCGTTTGGTCCGCGTGTTCCCGGTCAGCGCCGCTATCGTCTTTGCCAGCTCCCGGATCCTTCGCTGGATCAGGTCCAGGTCCAGGGACGTAAATTCCCGGGAGCCCACCCTGTAGGCCTTGGCCTGACCGGTGACCAGCGCGATCTCAGCCTCTTTGTACTTCAGGAGGAGCGCCTGCGCTTCCTCCAGCGTGTACGGGGCGATATATGCCATCTCCGCACCTCCTACACCTGTACGCCGCGGCTCAGCACACGGTTCCTGTGCTTCTGCTGTGCCGCCCTACGCTTCTCGACCGGGGACTCTTCGATGCCGGCGAGCATGCGCTCTATCTTGTCGAAATTCCAGTTAAAATAGCGGAATGCCGCCCTTGCGTAGTTCCGGCAGTCCAGGGGCTCGTTCCTCTCGTAGATCTTTTCCCAGGAGATCGTCTGCCGCCCCTGCTTCCGGTGAAGCACCATCTTCTCGGACAGCAGGCCGCGGAAGAACTCGATGTCGTAACCGCATTCCCTCTGTTTGGGGAAGTGCATGTACTTCGGCCCCGGCTCCGGGAGCGAGGCGCTGTACATGATGGCTTCCTTGCCGCTGTCGACGCCCACGATGAACCGCATGGCCTTTGAGGCCTCAGTGTTCCGCTTCATGGGCCGGACGTACGGCTTGTCACCGCCTTCGCCCTTGACCGCCCAGACGTGCCGGGACTCACGTTTAGCGCACTCCCGGTAGACCTCCTGCGTGAAGTGGCCGCCGGAATCCATGAAGGTCGCGAGGATGCGGAGCTTCATGCCGCTCGCCAGCTTCCACTCCCGGTCCAGCAGGTCGTCAAGGCCTTCCCAGACCTTGGACTCGTCCGCCCTGCCCGGGATGACGCCCTTCTCGATGCCCCAGCTCTGCTCGTCCCTGCCCCAGCCGACCACTTCGTATTCAAGGCGGTTGTCCTGGGTGTCGACGCCCATCGTCAGTATCAGGACGCCGGAGGGCACCTCAGCCTCGTAGACCTCGCGCCTCGACAGCATGCTCTCCGGGGCGCCTGACCTGTCCTTAAGCTCCCAGGTCTCGCCCAGTACGGTGTTGAAGAACACCTTAAGGAGCTCCGGGTCGTCATGTGCGTTAAGGAACTCCAGGGCGATGCTCGGCCAGTCGGACCACGGGCTCATGAAGGCGTTCAGCCGGAATGACCGGATGCCGTTGTCCAGCGCCTGGGGGTTCTTGCTGACCCATTTCGCCGGGCATCTCTTCGCCGTGTACTCGTCCGTCTCCCCGTTGCAGAACGGGCACTTCCACCTGACGTCGGAGACCCGGTACTGGCGCTCGTTCGCCTCGTCGGTGTATTCCTCTTTCCGGAATTCGATGTTCTGGAAGCGGATGTAGGAGAATTCGCCGCAGTGCGGGCACTGGGTGTGCCATTCTTCCTGCGTGCCGACGGCGTATGCCCTCTCAATGTTGGAAAACCCTTTGATGGTCGGAGTGCTTGTCTTCACGATCTTCCTGTTATGGCGGAAGGTCTCTGAACGTTTCTCCGCCAGCTTTATGGGGTTGCCCTCTGTCCCTGCCGAAGCGGGGAAGCGGTCGATCTCGTCCATGAAGATGTACCGCACGGGACGTCCGGCAAGCTCCGTCGGGGAGTTCGCCCCGGTGAAGGCCACCGACCCGCCGGGGAACACCTTCATCGTGATCGTGTTGCCGGCATCCCTTGACCTTGCCTCGTACACCTTGCTGCGGAGCACCGGGCATGCCCGGATCATGGGGGCCACACGTCTTTTGGAAAAGTCTTCGGCGAAACCGTCCGACGGCTGGATAAAAAGAATGGGCCCGGGATCGACATCGATCGCCCTGCCCATCATGTTGATCTCCATCTCGGTCTTGCCGCACTGGGCGGAAGCCATGATGACGATCTGCCAGACGCCCGGCTGCGTGAAGGCGTCCATTATCTCCCTTTGGTAAGGCGCCCTGTCGGTGCGCCATCTGCCGGGCTCCGCGCTGCCCTCTGATACCAGGATCCTGTTGGCGTCCGACCACTGACTCACGGAGAGCAGTTTCGGCGGCCTCAGCATCCTGTAAGTGTATTTAACCAGCTTTGCCTTTTGTAGCTGAGTGCTCATGACTCACCCTGATCTTCGTCCTCTCCCTCATCATCGAAGTCAAGCAGGTAGTCTGGAAGCGGTGTCTCGGAGAGCAGCTCCAGCGTCTTCCGGATCTCCGCGTCCAGGATCCCCTGGATGACATCTACCTTCTTGAGCCCGCGGACCATCGGCGCTACCGTCTGCGGCAGGTGGAGCATCGCCTGCATGATGGTGTTGGCGATGTCGCCCCACAGCCTCCTGACGTCCTTGACACTGACAAGCATGCCCCGGAGGCGGTCCACCTCCAGTTCGGTCTTGCGCATCTTAACGGTCTCATGCCGTGCCCGGACGAGGTTCAGGTCGAGG